TCTGAGGAAGATATTTTTCAGTTTCTAGGAATGGTTTATAAAAGTCCGCAAGAACGTATTGATGGCAGAGCAGTTGTTATTAATACAAAAGAAGTAGAACAGTTAATTCCAACTTCGCAACCAGTTATACCTGTAACTACATTGAAAAAGGTAAAAACAAACACTTCCACAAAAAAATTGAAAGTTGTTGTAGAGGTTGATGAAGATAAAAAACAAATGAAAACAAAAAAGTTGAAAAAAACATTGAAACTACAAGAAAGTAGTCCTCAAGAAGTTGAAGATACTGCAGTTTTAAATAAAGAACCAATAGAAAATACTCTCTCTATTCAACTTATCAATGATTTTAAAAAAAATGGTATTCAAACTCTTGAGTCATTAACAGAAGAACAATTAACATCTATGATAGTGGAAGCAAATAACGCATATCATTTTGTTAAAAAACCTATTATGACAGATAATCAGTATGATATTTTGAGAGAATATCTGGAAAAAAAGTATCCGGATAATTATGTTCTCAAAGAAGTTGGTGCTCCTATTGTTGAAAAAAATAAAGTCACTTTGCCTTTTGAAATGGCATCTATGAATAAAATTAAACCTGATACAAATGCTCTTACAAATTGGAAACAAAAATTTGATGGACCATATGTTTTATCTTGCAAAATGGATGGAGTTAGTGGTATGTATGTAGTTGATGGTAATTCTAAAAAACTATACACTAGAGGAAATGGGAAAGTTGGTCAAGATGTAACACATTTAATACCTTATTTACATTTACCTTCTGGTAATAACATAGTTGTTCGAGGTGAGTTTGTTATTCCAAAATCAATTTTTAAAGAAAAGTATTCATCTATTTTTGCAAACCCAAGAAACTTAGTTGCTGGTATTGTCAATAGACAGGTATTAGATGATAAAGTAAATGACTTACATTTTGTAGCATATGAAGTAATTATTCCTAGTTTGAAACCATCTGCTCAAATGCAACTATTAGCTCAAAAAGGATTTGAAACTGTTTTGAATGAAACTACTAATGACTTAACAAATGAATTACTATCTGAAAAATTAGTGCAATGGCGATCAGATTATTTATACGAAATTGATGGTATTATTGTTACAGATGATAAGGTACATCCTAGAACGTCAGGAAATCCTGATCATTCTTTTGCTTTCAAAATGGTTCTATCTGATCAAATTGCAGAAGCAAAAGTTGTTGATGTTTTATGGTCTCCTAGTAAAGATGGTTATTTAAAACCAAGAGTTCAAATTGAACCAATTCAACTTGGCGGTGTTCGTATTGAATATGCGACTGGATTTAACGCTGCTTTCATAGAACAAAATAAAATTGGAGTTGGTGCATTGATTCAAATTATTCGAAGTGGTGATGTTATTCCTCATATTCAAAGTGTAACTACTCCTGCAGATCAAGCAAAAATGCCTTCTGTTCCGTTCAAGTGGAATGATAGTCATGTTGATATTATTTTAGAAGACGCATCTACAGATGTAACGGTTAGAGAGAAAAACATAACAGGATTTTTCCGTGGAATTGGAGTTGAAGGATTGAGCGGAGGTAATGTTTCGCGTATTATTACTGCTGGTTTTGATTCTGTTCCTGCAATTATTCATATGTCTAAGAATGACTTTTTAAAAGTTGAAGGATTCAAAGATAAACTGGCTACAAAAATATATGAAGGGATTCGAGAGAAAGTTAAACAAGCATCTTTGATTACCCTAGTATCTGCATCAAACATATTTGGACGTGGATTTAGTGATAAAAAAGTTGAACTAATTTTGAATGAATATCCTGATATTTTAACTTCAAATGAGTCAAATGAAGAAAAGGTAAAAAAAATTGCTGATATTAAAGGTATGGCTTTAAAAACAGCTGAAGCTTTTGTTGCAAAAATGAACGAATTTATTCAATTTTTACAAGATTGTGGTCTACAAAGTAAACTAAATGGGAATAATGATAATAGTTCGAACCAAATAGAAATAGATACTTTTCATCCATTATACAAAAAAACAGTTGTGATGACTGGGGTGAGAGATCCTATTATTATTGAATCATTGAAAAAAGTAGGCGCAAATTTAGGAACTTCTGTCAGTAAAAACACATTTTTAGTGATTGCAAAAACAACGGACGAAGATACCGGAAAAGCAGCAGAGGCTAGAAAATTAAATATACGTATTTTAACTCCTTCTCTCTTTATGGAAGAATATTTTTAACTTTACTTACAATCGGGATTGTATAAGGCGATACTATTTCTTTTATTTTTTCAGTATAACTATTAATAATATCGATAAATGAAAGTGTTATAACATAAAAACCAACAGAACTACAAACTTTTCTATCTAGTTCTGTAAATTTTACTTTATCTTTTCTAAAACTATTAAACCTATATATTAAAAATATTCCTAAGAATAATTTTACTACAAAGTTAAATTCTAAAAATTGTAAAGGTTTTGAATTTAAAAATCCAAGTATAAATAAAAATACTGTAGTAATAGTAACCCATTTTAAACTATCTATAAAAAATAATTCAAAATTATAAATATGTTTATTGTCAACCAAAATATCTGGCATTTTATATTATTATCATAAAATAATTAATTCTTATTCAAATTCGTACTCTATCATATTCTTTAAGTCACTTTTTAAATAATTATAAAAGTTGCTTTTGATTTTATTCAGGACTTGGGAAGATTCTTGATTAAAATTTACACTTACTACTTTTGATACTGTTTTACTATACTGCAGTTGCAGTTTTTCACTTTGATTTATTTTATTTTCATTCTCTTGAAACCAACAAGATAAACTTATCAACATTTTTCTAATTATTGAATTCAAAATAAATGATATTTCTTGTTGAGACATTTGTTTCCATATACATTCACTATTCTCTCTACTTTCTCCACTTTCTTCGTAAACATAAAATAAATTTGACTTTTGAGAAAAACAGTATATTGGATAAAAATGATATTGTTCATTACTTTGAATGGAGCAGTTCGATGTCAATATTTCACTAACTATTTCAGTTATATTATCATTCATCAGTTTTTCAATATGTTCTTCTTTTATTTGTATAGTGTTGGTCCACTTTTGAATACTTATTACTGGTTTAATATTTGCATTTAACCATTCAATGACGTTCAGTTTCTTCTTCTTTTTTTCTACCCATATTTGCATTTCTCCCATTTTCTCTTCCATTCTATTACATTTTAATGTTAACTCTTGAACTATGTTGTATAATTGTCTACTAGATGGAATGTCAGTTGACTCCTCATCTTCACATATTTTTTCTCTTTTATTTTTATGAATTATTTCACATAAAATAATATGTCTTGTGTAAGATGTTTTCCTTGTATATTTTTTACCACAATAGTCGCATAAATTTTGAGAACACAACATCTTATTTATTGAGTTATTGTTTTGTTTGATATAAAAACCATTATTTTTACAATTCAATTTTTATTTATATTTCATATATATAATGGCAAATAGTAATGTGGATTGTAATTCAAATATGGATGATTCTTTTTGTAAATATTTGACAACAAACTTTAACTTAACAGATTTTGATCCTGCTTCACAATATATTAAACAAAAAATTATTCAAAATACTGTTCGTGTGCCCGCATCTTTATATATATCTGATCTAGCGGCATTAAGCGTTTATCAGACTCCAGGAATATATAAAGTCAACTGGAATCAAATGAGTGACAGAAGAGAACGACATATTCAGCCTAATATGGTTACAGGTGGAAGCACTTATCATGGTAGTAGCACAAAAAAAACTGTTACAAGAGCTAGACCAGGAGCAGGATGTCCTGGAGGAGCAGGGGTAGATATCAAACATAATTCTTACGAAAGATATTTACTTAGGTTAAAAGGAAAAGGACCTGCACGTCGTGGAATTGTTCCTCCTTATTTTGGACAACCAATACCATTCAATCCAGCATTACCCGTTTATGGTGGTAAAACTATGAAAACTAATATTGTAGGAGATAATTGTACTTGTCCGATTCATTCAAAAAATACACAAACTTATAATATTACTTCAAAACCAATTACATTTGATAATTTTGATATAGAAAAATGTTATATTTACTAAAAATATTATATTTTATTATATAAATGAGGCCAGTTTTGAATTTATTAAGATTTAATGGTAATTATAACACTCAAAATGCATTATTAAGTCAAATGCAATCTCAACAGTTTAGAGGATTTTACATGAATAGTAGATTTAACCAATCAATGTTCGCAAATATTGCAAATTCAAAATCAGGATGTAGTTCATGTGGGAAATAATTATTTTATATGTATACTATAAATGAGTTCTGTTAGTATTCCGCCTATAGGTCGTGCAAATAATTTTAGCTCATTTAATAGTCCTATTGTTTTCAATGGACCTATATTAAATAACTGTAATAATACTTTATGCTATACGTATAATCACAACTATGTTTACAAGCCTCATACAGGTTATGGAAAAGTAGGAACTTCTGCAGCTAGTTATTTAGCTAGTAGAAAGAGGCTATAAATTTTTTAACATTTCAATTTTTATATCTTTGAAAAAAAAATTGAAATACTTTTTATCATATACGTAAGTAATATAAATAAAACAGAATATTATTTAAAATGAGTCAAATACAATCATCTATGTCAATATTTATTCCAGTTGTAATGAATACCATCACGGAGATGGATTTATCTACAATCTTTTGGAATGGTAATTTAGGTAAGGTAAAACGTGTCGATTTCTTTATCAACACACTTGTGAATGCTGACAAACGTTCGGCATTTGTCCATTTTGAATATTGGTTTGCAACAATGGAAACGTTGCACGTTCAAAATGAAGTTTTGAATAATGGAAGCATCAAATATTGGTTGAATAATAACGAATATTTGATTTTTAAAAAAATGACATGTGATCCAATTCCAGAAACAGTGTTGAATATTCACCAAATCGCATCAAAGCTTATGGAAATGGAGTCAATTATTTTAGAACATGAAAACAAGATTATTGAGCTCGAGAAAAAAGTATCCGAAAAATTTACGGAAAATTGTGACACAATCCAGAATAGTATATGGAACTATTGCCCAGAAGAATCCGGACCTATGACTGTGGACGAACTACGAAGTGACGATGACATTCAATATGAGCAAATGGTAGAGTGTTTAATTGATGACAGTAGTAGTGAAAAAAGTGAGAAAAGCCAGAAAAGCTTTATTAGTATAGATAGTAATAATAGCATTCGTATGAAAATGACAGACGAGCTTTGTGGAAATAACTAGACTAGTATTATATAAATTTTTGATTGTCTTGAACTAAATTTATATTTGTAATTTTAACTAATTGTTTTTTTATATTTTTTAAACCCATTTATATGGTCCATTTCCTTTTACATTTACATCGGATTTATTTTGCTCAACTTTTATATCCAACCTCTTGGCAAATACGCACCAGTAAAATTCTGATCCCGATTTACCATATACAGTAAATTCTCCATCTACAACTCTGGATGACTCAAAAGGAATAGTATTTGGTGTTCCTGAATAAATAGGAGTTATTTGAACAGTGAATTCTTTCGCAAAATATTTAACATATTCAGGTAGTTTTATTAGAATTGAATTTGTATTTTCAATAATTTTACCATCTCCTCTGTAATATACAGCGGCTTCTGGACCTTCTAAACAAGCATGAACAAGATATTTGGATTTATTTATAGGATGGTCAATTACAAATGTTTTTGCTGTATATGTAATTTCACTTGTTCCTGTATTATATGTTAATACGTTGGAATTGGTTGCATTTCGAATTGGATTCACAAAAAAAGC